TGCGGTTCTTTCTTCCATGATAAAAAAGTAGTTGTTTACAGTTTACCCTGCTTCGAGGGCTGTGACTTTTGCGGATAGTTCTTTTATTGCGTTAACGAGAACGGGAACCAACCGTTCGTATTTAAGACCATATCTTGTTCCATCTTCAGTTACATCAACTGTTAACATAGTATCTGCATTTGAAGCAAAGCCATCAGCCTGTTCAATAGCTAAGACATCTTGAGCTAAGAATCCGATATTTTTCTTTGTTTTTTTCTTACTACCATCAGGTGTCCCGTTATCATACCAACTTCGTTTATCCCAGACATAAGTTTTAGGTTTCAACTGGTTAACCCAATCCAAACCATGAGTAAAGTCAGCTATATCTGTTTTATCTCTTTTATCAGAACTGGATATTGAAGTATCAGCACAGTAAAGATGTGAAATATTATCATCTCCAAGCACAACACGATTATTACTAGTTGTTAATGATCCAGAAGGTGAAGAACTTTTTCCTGCATAATATCCAAGCAAAAGATTATTATCACCAGTAGTAATGTCACTTCCAGCGTGATAACCACATCCTGTGTTTTGATGACCAGATGTGACTGATTGTAGTGCAGCATATCCTGCTGCTATGTTGTAATCACCATTTGTACAATCTGTTAATGAGCTTCTACCGAGAGCAGTATTTCTTTCACCACTTGTGTTAGCATCTAAAGCATCTTTACCTACGGCTACATTATTATCTCCCGAGGTGTTATCATTTAAAGCATTTTTTCCTATAGCAGTGTTATAAGATCCAGTAGTATTATTTTCCAGACTATCACTTCCAATTGCTGTGTTTTGAGTTCCAGTTGTGTTATATCCCAGTGAACTATTACCTACAGCCACATTATCAGAAGCAGTCGTAGTACTTTCTAAAGAACCTTGACCAATGGATATATTTCTATCTCCTGTTGTAGCAACGTGTAATGCTCTTCTTCCTACAGCGACATTAGCTGTACCTGTTGTGTTGGCTGTTAAAGCTTCATAACCTACAGCGGTGTTATTGTCTGCAGTAGTATTGGCATCTAGAGCATAAGCACCTACTGCTACGTTTTGAGTTCCAGTTGTGTTTGCCAACATCGCATACATACCAATAGCAGTATTGTTATTCGCTGTGGTGTTTGCGTGTAAAGCAGCTTCTCCCAATGCTGTGTTACTGTTTCCTGTCGTATTTGCTTCTAAAGCTTGTTCTCCAATACCAGTATTATTGTATCCAGTTGTGTTTGATGTAAGTGCTAAATGTCCAACTGCTGTATTAATATCTCCTGTAGTATTGGCATCTAGAGCATAAGCACCTACAGCTACGTTTTTAGTTCCAGTTGTGTTTGATGATAAGGCAAATCTTCCTAAACCAGTGTTATTAGATGCAGTTGTATTTGCAGCTAAAGCACTTGCACCTAAAGCTACATTATTTTCTCCAGTTGTGTTTGCACCTAAAGAGCTAGTGCCTACTGATGTATTATTGCTTGCTGTTGTATTAGCATCTAACGCTAGAGAACCTAACGCTACGTTATTTGCTCCAGTTGTGTTTGCAAACATAGCAGAGTTACCAACCGCTACATTATGCATATCTGAATTACTGGCAGGATTCTGGGTATATAAAGCTTGCATACCTATAGCAACATTTTTATCACCGACAGTATTAGTAAACATAGCTTCGTATCCTAATGCTACGTTTCTATCACCAGTTGTATTTGCTCCTAAAGAATGAACTCCAAAAGCACTATTATAACTTGCAGTAGTATTAGCATCTAAAGCTAAAGATCCTATGGCAGTATTACCAGCTCCAGTTGTATTAGCTGTTAATGCAAGATTACCTACTGCGGTATTATGACTAGCTGTTGTATTAGCTGTTAATGCTTGCATACCAACAGCCACGTTATCGGTTCCTGTGGTGTTTGCCATTAATGCTTGACCACCAACAGCCACGTTATCACTTGCAGTAGTATTAGCATTTAACGCACTTCTACCAACAGCAATATTCCATCCTCCAGTTGTATTAACTTGTAATGAGTTATCACCTATTGCTACGTTTCCGTCTGCTGTGGTATTTGCACCGAGAGCAGAGTATCCAATACCAATATTTCTAGATCCTGTAGTATTAGCATCTAGTGCAATAGGACCTACTGCTACGTTCTGAGTTCCAGTTGTGTTTGCTGCTAATGCAGCGTTTCCAACTGCTGTATTATTACTAGCGGTTGTACTTAATTTGAGTGCATTTTTTCCTACAGCTACATTGTCCGAGCCTGTTGTACTTGTAGTTAAAGCCTCAACTCCTATTGCAACATTATCTCCGCCTGTTGTGTTTGCAGCTAATCCACTTGCTCCTACTGCTACATTTTCTGCCCCAGAGGTATTAGCTGTAAGAGCATTTTTTCCAATAGCAGTATTACTTCCACCAGTAACAGAAGCATCTAAAGCTGTTTCTCCAAGAACAGTGTTACCAGCAACAGAGTTTGCTCCTTTACCAACAGTTACACTATTAAACGTGAAGTCTTGTCCACTAACTACTTTAGCTGGAGTGACTGAGCCATTTTGTAGGATTGCACTTGTTACTGTGTTGTCACTTGGAGTACCAATATTTACTG